TATAAACCCATAGCCCTCATATCTCCACTAAGAGCTTTTTCTCCTAACTTTTTTATTACTTCTTCTTTGTTTATAATAGTATCTAGCTTGTCTATTAGGTCTTGTTCTTGTTGTTTAGGCTTTCTACCTGCGCCCTCTCTTTTACCTCCGTGTTTACTCATCTTGAAAAAAACTTGATTATTCAAGTATATAACGTTAGTTTTTAGGATTTTGTGTCTCAGTTTGTTTTTCTAATTGTTTTTTAATTACCTCAACACTCATATAGATTTGGCTTACTATATTTTCTAATCTTTTTATTCTTTGTATTGTTGTGTATTTCTTTTGTTTCAAAATAATTCTGTTTGAGTTGTTGTTTTATAACTCGTATCGTAGTTTGTGTTTTGCCCTTTTGGATATGGTAAAGAACTATATTTAAAATTGTTTATTATTTGTTTTTTCAAACTTCTATTTGCTTTTATATAAATATATCTATTTTTAGGCAATATGTTTATTTTAGTAAGCTCTAACTTTTTAATAATTTCTTTTACATCTGCAACCCATTCGTAGCTCATCATCACAGCATCATATTTGTTATCTAAACTTAATAATTCTTTTAATCTTATCCAATCATCTATATTTGGAAAACTAAAATATTTGTCAGTTCTAAACCAATGCGCAGCAGTATCTTTATACGCAAATTCTAAATCTAATTGTTTTGCCGTCCATTCTCCTTTATGCTCTCTTAAATAATTTGCAATTTCTTCTTTGTTTATTTTATCCTCATCTAATCTCCTTTTAATTAATTTTACATTTAGCCTGTTGTTTTTTTGATAGTGTCCTATGTTTCTAAAATGAAATTCGTTTCCATCTTTATCAATGTACATACTATCATTTGTGGTTTTACCTGTATATAAAAAATTTGTTGCCTGATATATATAACCTGTGTGATTCATATTGTTATCTGAAAATGAAACAATTATTTTATTGTTAGGTAATTTTTTTATACTGTTAGATACAAAATAACTTAGAGCGTTTTTTTCTAAACCATCATTAACTACTAATCTATTCAATTCTATTACAAGATTAGAATACTCTTTACCTGCTATTGATTCTGCAAGTGTAGAGCTGGGAGGCATACCAAAGGTGATAACACCTACTAATATGTTTTTATAAAACAAACCAAAAGAATACATAATATTAGGAATACGTTTTGCATAATGTTTGTACAACAACCACTCTTTGCAAAGTTCTTTTTTTATAGATTTTACTTTATAGGTTTCTTTAATCATTTAATATCTTGTTTATTAGTTTCTTGCTTCGTTTAGATGGTTGTTTTGTAAGAAAAAAACCTCTTACAGCATTTTGATAATTAACTGGTGTTTTAAATTGTTTGTATGTTAAATCAATTATATTATCTAAATTATCTTTTAAAAACCAGTGTGTAGTGTTTTCGTGTTTTATATGATAAACTTTAAGGTTTTCATTTGACAAGTGATAATAAGTTTCACTCGCTATATAACAATGCCCTGTGTACCTGTTTTTATTAGGTAAATTAATATATTCTTTTTTTAATAAATCATCAGATAAATTTTTTATTATTGAGGCTTTTAGTTTTTTAATCATTCTGTTCCTGATATTATTTGGTCGTGTGGTATTTTGTAATCGCCAAACTGTTCATCATAACCCTCGTGAAACTTATCTCCCTCTATTTCTTTTTGTAAGTGGGCTAATGCTCTCCAGGCTATTTTGGCTGAGTGTCTTACTCCATCTATATCGTGCATACCATTTTCCATTAGGTGTCGCATAAGTGCATCTAAGTCATCGCTACTCTTTTCTCTGTCCCAA